AATCTTTCCACAGATGAAAATGCATTGGTTCCCTTCGATCCGGAACTGTTTTCTTCCATAACCAACCTTTCTACAGATGAAAATGTATTGGTTCCCTTCGATCCGGAACTGCTTTCTTCCACGACTAACCTTTCTGATGAAACAGATGAAAATGTATTGGTTCCCTTCGATCCTGGACTAGGAACAGTATCCGTTGGGGGTGGCGGATCGGCCTTGGTTCAATCTGGATTAGAGGAGCCGGAACGCACCCTCGCTCACGGAGGAGCTGTCATGCCTGGACTAGGCTTTAGACCTTTGCGTTATCAAGATGGCACTGGGCCGGAAGGAGTAGAAAAGCCGGGCATCGCCCATGAAAATGCCCTGTCTTACATTAAGTGGCTTCATGGAGAGGGGATCGAGTATCTTCCCCCGCAGGAACGGATGAGTCCTAATAGTTTGGCGGAGGCCTTGGCCATATGGGGACTCAACCCAGGAGCCGCCATTGCATATGCAACGAGGCTTAAAGCTTTAATCGAAGCTGAAGGATTGCCAAGTCCTTCCGATACGATGGGTCTCTATCCTACAGAATCTCCCGAAAATCTCGGACGGATGGCTGGAGCAGGTGGCAGACTAGCTGGCGGAGACCTCGCAATGGCTGGCCCTTCAGTTCCTCGGCCTTCTGACAGCGACCTTGAATTTCTCGGAAATCTTGGACGCACGGCTGGCTCTTCCGTTCCTCGGCCTTCTGACAGAGACCTTGAATTTCTCGGAAATCTTGGACGGATGGCTGGCTCTTCCGTTCCTCGGCCTTCTGACAGAGACCTTGAATTTCTCGGAAATCTTGGACGGATGGCTGGGTCTTCCGTTCCTCGGCCTTCCGACAGAGACCTTGAATTTCTCGGGAATCTTGGACGGATGGCTGGCCCTTCAGTTCCTCGGCCTTCTGACAGCGACCTTGGGCCTATGGGCTATGCCCATGGTGGCTACGCTTCTCGTGGAACGGTAGCCGGTGAGCTTCCTCGTTATGGAAACATGAGTGTTCGTGAGGAAGGGGAAACTATGGGTGAACTGTCTAAAAGGCACCGGGATCAGGATTGGTACAACCGCATGAGTGGCGGACTTGGAAGCCTTGGAAGCTCTCGTCGTAGGGGGATTGCATAAACATGGCCCCTCCCACTTTACCGCGCAGCAATTTCGGCACCGCCTCTCTTGTAGAACGGAAGAATGCCATTCCTCCTGTGGAATTGGACGAGGATAAGGGGGCAGAGGTCTCGGTGGAAGACCCCACTATTATTGAAGCGTCGGGCCTTAATATTGAAATGGAAGAGGATGGTGGAGTGGTCGTGGATTTTGATCCACGGGCAGTGCGCCAGGACAGCGGTGATTTTTATGAAAATCTCGCAGAAGACATTTCAGCCTCGGAACTAAGTAAGGTTTCTTCGGAGCTAGTGGAAGAATACGAAAGCAATAAGAACGGTCGCAAGGACTGGGAGGAAGCCTACAGCACCGGCCTGCAATTGCTGGGCTTCAAGTACGAGGACAGGAGTCAACCTTTTCGGGGGGCGACCGGTGTAACGCATCCTTTGCTGGCGGAAGCGGTCACGCAGTTCCAGGCGCAGGCATTCAATGAGATGCTTCCTGCTGGTGGGCCTGTGAGGACAGAAATAATAGGGAAGGTTACACCGGAAGTCGAAGCCCAAGCGGAGCGTGTTCGCCACTTTATGAATTATCAAATTAGTTGCGTGATGAAGGAGTACACTCCTGAATTCGATCAAATGTTGTTCTATCTACCGCTGGCTGGTTCGACGTTTAAGAAGGTGTACTACGACGATTTCCTGCGCCGGGCTGTGAGCAAGTTTGTTCCGGCGGAACAATTGGTCGTTCCCTATACCGCAACGGACCTAGAAACGGCTGAAAACGTAACTCATGTTATTCAAGTAACGGAAAACGATTTACGAAAGAAACAGGTAGCAGGATTCTATCTTGATATAGGAGTACAGGAGACACAGGCCGATCCATCTCAGATTAAAGAAGAGATGAACAAGATAAGCGGGATTGAGGCCACTTATCTTGATACCGACATCACTTTACTTGAATGCCATGTCAATCTTGACATACCAGGATTTGAAGACCTGGGAGAAGATGGGGAGCCGACCGGGATCAAGCTTCCTTACATTGTCACGATCTCCGATAACAACAGTAAAGTTCTTAGTATACGAAGAAACTGGCTGGAAGATGATCCGGACAGAAGGAAACGCCAGTACTTTGTACACTTTAAATTCTTGCCCGGTTTTGGTTTTTACGGTCTTGGCCTGATCCATATGATTGGAGGGCTAAGTCGAACGGCGACGGCGGCGCTACGTCAACTCATCGACGCCGGGACCCTGTCTAACCTCCCAGCAGGGTTCAAGGCGCGCGGACTACGGATCCGTAATGAAGACGAGCCGCTGTCGCCGGGAGAGTTTCGTGACGTGGACGCACCGGGGGGCGTGATTCGCGATGCCTTGATGCTGCTTCCTTATAAAGGCGCAGATCAGACATTGTTTCAATTGATGGGTTTTTGTGTGGAAGCCGGTCAACGGTTCGCTGCGGTTTCCAACCTACAGGTTGGGGATGGCAACCAGCAAGCCCCCGTGGGCACAACTATTGCCCTTCTGGAGCAAGGCGCAAAAGTAATGTCGGCTATTCACAAGCGGCTGCATTACGCACAGAAGGAAGAGTTCTATTTATTGGCTTACGTTTTTGCAGATTATCTTCCTCCTGAATATCCGTATAACGTCGTCGGCGCGGAACGCGTCATAAAAGCGACAGACTTTGATGACCGCGTTGATGTCATACCTGTGTCGGACCCAAATATTGCGTCCATGGCCCAAAGGATCGTCTTAGCGCAAACGGAACTTCAACTTGCTCAATCGGCACCAGATCTTCATAACTTATATGAAGCGTACCGTCGCATGTATACAGCCCTTGGTGTCAAGGACGTGGATGCAATTCTCAAGCCTAGTGAAGAAGGTGACCCCGTTGCAAAAGATCCTGCGCTAGAGAACTCCGACGCACTGGAAAATAGTCCGCTTGTGGTATTTGAAGGGCAAAATCACGATGCCCACATGATGGCGCACTTGGTTTTCGGCTCTTCCACTGTCGTCGGTACGATGCCGCAAGTGGTGATGGCCCTTCAAAAACATGTGATGGAGCATATTTCTGTAAAAGCTAAAGAACAGGTTGCCTCTCAGATGCAACAACAGCTTGGGGGCCAACCCCCAAACGAGCAGCAAGTCCTGCAAATTGAGGGTACGGTTGCGGAGTTGATTTCACAGGGAATGCAGGAAGTGAAAGCATTAAGCGTACAAATCAGTGGTGGGACCGATTCTGATCCGTTGGTCGCCCTCAAGGAAAAAGATCTTCAGATCCGAGAACAACGGGATGTAAATGAATTGGCCGTTGATCAGGCTAGATTATCTCTTGACCAAGAAAAAGCGGATAACACACTCGCACTTGGGAAGGAACGCATTGCTTCCTCCGAAGAAATTGTCGCTGCGCGTATCCAAGCGGCACGGGAACGAGAGTTACTGAAGCAGGCTTCAAAATAAACAATTGTTGTAGACAGAGAAGATAGGAGACAGCCATGGCCGCCACCAAAAGGAACCAGCCTTCTGTAGGACCCATTGCTAAAGGAGAAGTTATCAAGGATCAGGGAACTGTTTCTTATAATGGACCCAAGAATGTGGCCACGCCGGATACATCCACCGGCATAGTGATAAAGGGCACTAAAAAAGGTATGGGGGCCGCTCTTCGTGGCAAATTCTACACATATGCCTAGGGCGGACTAATGACTATTAGCAGAGCGCAACTAGCCAGAGCGCAACTAGCCAGAGAGTTGGAACCGGGCCTTAATGCCTTGTTTGGCTTAGAATATGGCAAATACAGACCCGAGAAGGAAAACATCATGAAGATGATTTTAGCTCGACTCAGTGAACCATCGACTTATGCCGGGGCCGCCGCAATGCTGGCAAGTCTTGGGGTCATGGGGTTTAATGAAGGACAATGGACAATGTTATTTGGAGCAGCCGCCGCTGTTGCTGCCGCTGTAGCAATGGTGATCAGGGAGAAAGGAAAACCTGAATGAGTTGGATTGCCTTGTTCAGAGGAGTTCTAAAGTTAGGTTCGATACTAGCCCGTATCATTCAGCAGAAACAATTAATGGATGCCGGGGAAGTAAAGGCAATAAGCAAGGGCTTACAGGATGCTATTTCAAAGATGGAGGAAGCCAGTAAAGCTATCCGCGATCTTAGGGGCAGTCCTCGTCTTCGTAGGCGGTTGCGCCGGAAGTTCGCCGCTTCCGATAAGGATTGATTATGTTCCTTGTAGCCAGTTACCGGGTCCTTTTTTATACCGGGACGGTGATCAGGAAGAAACAATGAGATGGGGAGATGAATATAACACTGTCTGGGAGGTTCTCTGTGTCGAGCATACCACCGGATAAAGGAGTTTCGAAATAATGGATGGTATCCTTCTTGCAGAACACTTGATAAAAGTCCTTGCTGAAAGACGAAAACGCATCACTCAAATGTTAGTCGGAGGTTCTATAAAAAACATGGAGGAATACAGACAATTGGTTGGATCTTTGGAGTCTTTAGATTATATAGGACAGGAACTGAGAGATATTTTGGAGAAAGCTGACTAATGAAAAATTATGGTCCCCCTTTATCTGCTCCCGTATTTCCGAACTCCCCGGTTTCTTTAAAAACGGCTTATGCCCCATCGGAACAAAAAACACTTGATCCCGAGAAGTTAGATAAAAGTTCGTTGAAACGTTTACCCAAGCCAACCGGATGGCGGCTTTTGATCCTCCCATACAGGGGGAAGGGCAAAACAGAAGGGGGGGTTCTTCTTCCAGATCAAACTATTGACAGAGAATCTGTTGCCACCGTATGCGGATATGTACTTTCGGCGGGGCCTTTAGCGTATAAAGACGAGGAGAAATTTCCAACGGGACCGTGGTGCGGTGAGAAAGACTGGGTGATCTTTGGGCGATATTCGGGTGCTCGTTTCAAAATAGACGGCGGCGAGGTCCGTATTCTCAATGACGATGAAATAATAGCCGTAATTCAGGATCCAGAAGATATCCTGCACTTTTAACATGGAGACGAAACCATGCCAGAAACAGAATCGAATTCAGTAGATCTTCCTTCCGAAGGGCCGAGTGTCTCTGTTGAAATAGATAAATCAGAGGTCAACGTTTCTTCCGGAGAAGATTTCCCCGAACATGAGGCCTACAGCGCCAAAGTTCAGAAGCGGATTGATAAGCTAACTAAAAAGGCACGGGAAGCAGAGCGACAGCAGAAGGCTGCTGTTGACTATGCTCGTGGTATGCAACAGGAGAACGTGGCCTTAAAAGGGCGCGTACATAACTTAGATGTGGGGTATGTTAGTGAGTATGGGGAGCGTATTGCCTCACAGACACAGGCCCTCACCAAGGACTTAGAGACGGCTATAGCGACTAATGACACAAGCCAACAAGTGGAGTTAAATAAAAAGCTCGCCCAATTGGTAATTGAAGAAGAGCGCGTTCGTTCAGCCAAAGCAGAGCAGGCACGAATGCAGCAAGCCGCCCAACAGAATGCCGCCCAACAGCATGCCGCCGCCCTTTCTCAGGCGCAAGCAGCGCCCCAAGCCCCTGTTCGCCCGGATCCCAAAGCGGAAAAGTGGGCAGAAAACAATACGTGGTTTGGAGAAAATGATGCAATGACGTTTGCAGCATTCGGTATTCATAAGACGATGGTCGAGGAAGAAGGCTTTGACACAAGCTCTCCTGAATATTATGCTGAGATCGACAAAAGAATCCGAGAGGCCTTTCCGCACAAGTTTAACGACGGCGGCGTTGTGGAACAGGTGGTCTCTGTATCAGAAGGACGCCGTCCACAACAGACGGTGGCCTCTGCCATTCGCTCCAGTAATTCTGGGCGCAGAACAGTAAAACTCTCCCCAAGTGAGGTTGCGATAGCGCATAAGCTTGGAGTGCCACTTAGCGAATACGCGAAATACAAACGTTGACGGAGAACGATACAATGAACACTGAAAAAATTGATCGCGCTCCCCGCGCCATGAAAACCAGGGCTGCAAAACCACGCCGCAAACCTTGGCAACCACCGTCCATGTTGGATGCACCCGACCCACCAGATGGATTTGTTCACCGCTGGATTAGGGCCGAAGTGAGGGGATTTGATGACCGGAAGAATGTGTCCGCCCGTATGAGAGAAGGGTGGGAATTGGTCCGGAAAGAAGAATACCCTGAGTTTGAGGCCCCTACTATTGATAGCGGTAGATATGAAGGAGTTTTTGGTGTGGGTGGGCTTCTATTAGCCCGTATTCCTGTGGAGATAGT